TGGCCGGCTTCCTGCTCGCTGCCGTGACCTATTTTTATATCTTCCAGGGGCTCACGCACTTCGCCAACCCGAAACTGGCGGCGGCTCTTGCCGCATCGCCCGTGACAGTGACCTCAGATCCGGCCGAATGCTCGTTCCAGTTTAAGGCGACGGGCACTGAGAAATTCACCAGCGGATGCGACCTGATCAAAACCGCACTGGTCAATCTCTCGGTCAACTACAACAACGTCGTTGCGCCGGCCGGCACCAAAGCGAGCGTGCAGATCGGCAACGACACGATCACTGCTGATACGCCGAAGCTTGCGGACGCGATCGCCGCCGCGGTGAAGAGCCACGGCTATCCGGCGAGTGCGGACCCAAACGACATCAACTACCCGATGACGCTGTTACTGCTCGTGATCCTCGTTATTTACGTGACGATGGTTTACGGCCCGATCGCGGCTTGGCTGGTAGAGTTGTTCCCTACCCGCATCCGCTACAGCGGCGTGTCGCTGCCCTACCACATCGGCAATGGCTGGTTTGGCGGCTTCCTGCCGGCGACCGTCTTCGCCATCGTGGCTGCCACCGGCAACATCTATTCCGGCCTGTGGTATCCGATCGTCGTCGCAGCGATGAGCTTTGTTGTCGCATTGATCTTTCTGCCTGAAACGAAAGACCGGGATATCAGCGCCATCTAACGACCGCGCGCAATGACAAGCGGGGCGGCCCGTTCGGCCGCCCCGCTTTATCACCGAGACTGCGAAATAGCTAATAAAACCCATAACTTAGCTTATCTCACCAACCGTTTCATGTCGCATCGTGTTGCGTTTGTTCACGTTGTTTTCCGGCCATTTGCGGGCATTCCCGAATTGTGGCGGCAAATACATGCGACACGCTTGCGACACGGAGAGCGCGATCCAACGGGTCGCGGCGCTAGAGTGGCTCCGGTCCTGCTACATTGGCGGTTAGAAGGACCGGAGCCGAGCCCGAGCCGAGTAGGTGAAACAACGTTCGGGCCGCGCGGGTTGGCAATCATACGGGATTACCAACTGTGAGGCCGCAGATTGCCTTTGCGGAAGCCGACTCCCACGCTAGCCGACTTTGCCATCCTCACAGCCTCTATGGTGCCGGAACAGGCAAGGACATCCGTGACGGCCATCACGTTTTGGAGGTTTGGGTCGGCGACGATGCGGTGGTCGCGTCACGGCTAGTGTTGCAGTCTGGAGCGGGGTGCCGTGCCTGCCGCAGTGATGCCACGCTGCTGATGCAACCCTAATGTCATGTCTGCGGCGCGAAACGACTTGACAAAAGGTCTGTGGAGCAAACCCTTATTGCTGGCTGCGGTGTTGGCTCTATTAAGTGGAAGTGCATCTGCCCAGATGCCTGGCGCTCCAGTCATGCGTGCACCACGAGATGTGCCGTCGCAGGCAGAACAACAACGGCAAAAACAAATCGACAACAATTACAAAGCCGCAGCCAAAAACATTCCCGATCAAAAACCGAAGGACCCGTGGGCCGACGTTCGATCGACGCCGACCGGCAAGACCCAATAGCTGCTTATCCATCGAGAATCACTCAATGGGCATTGACCTCACAGAGAACTACACTGCCGAATAATCGCCGCTTCCCGCCACCCTGGTCTGTCGACGAGTTAGACGCCTGCTTTGTTGTCAGTGACCACAACGGACTTCTATTTCGAGGAAGAGCCCGGCCGGCGATCGGCGGCCAAGCTGCTCACCAAAGACGAGGCGCGGCGGATCGCGGCCAACGTGGCGAGGCTGCCGGAGCTGTTGCGTAAGAGTTAACTGAGGCAGCCTCGTCGAACGCTATTTGGTTCGTTTGGTGACGATACTCCCGTCGCCTTTTCCTGCAATCTCCGCCGTCTGTAAGGATTGCTCCGACGCGACAGAAGATACCTCAGCCGGAGGTTTAGACTCCGACCAGCAGGTGTTGACCCAGCCCCAAATTGGATCCCATATCCAGCAGGATCCCCAGCAGCCCCCACAACCACCGCAGCCACCACAGCCGCAACCTCTAAAGAAAAAGCGTCCGCCGCATCTACAGCGTCCGCCAATACCGGGGCGACAGCCCCAGGCGCCACCGGGGTGGACAACACCGATGCCGGGACGGATACCGGCAGTACACGCCATACCGCCGGGGCGTCCACCGCCCCAGGCGCCACCGGGGTGTCCGCAGCCGATACCAGCGGCGCAGGCCCCACCGCCACCGGGATGGGCACAGCCACAACCACCACCGCCGCAGCCCATGTGACAGCCGCCACCGCCACCTCCACCGCAGCCACAACCTCCACCACCCCCACATCCACCGCGGGCCAGTCTTAAGTGTTGGTCGAGCGGGGGCTGCCCGGTATTTTCCTTGTCAAAGACGTAAAACGTCGCGAGGCTGACGTCGGAGATTTCCTCCTCGCCAAGAAACATTTCGTGGTTCTGGCTCTGAGAAGTCGGCGGTGGAGTGTTCGCCGATGCTTCGCTGGAGGCGCATGCGCCACTTGCCATCGAGAGAGACACGCCGGCGAATCCCAATGCTGGCAGGGTTTTACTCCGACGCTTGCGTTTCGAAGAGCGCTTTGACATGGCATATCTCCACAACAGGCGTGTAAATTTGAAAAGCCGCAGTCCCATGAGTGGCCCAGGAACCGAGTGAGGGGCTGGGGGCGTTGTCCCTGGGCCACTAGCGCGACCGAGATGAGCAGGTGGAAACACCCCGGCCGGCTGAGCGCTAAACTCGTTTTGTCGGGCGTAGTTCCGTGGCAGCGGCCGTTGAGCCAAAAATTACTGCGAAGCTAACTTTTTTGTCAGAACTAACTCGGACGTCATGCTGCCCGGTGTGCTGCAGAGCGTCCAATCCCGTCACTCGTCGCGGAATTCAACGCCAACCAGTTTTCGGATATTGGATAGGACGATTGAACGAGCGTGACCGTGCGGTCGCCCTGCTACGTTCTCGCAACATCAATGCCGCCTGGGTGCGCGCCTGCGCCTCAGATCCGATGTAACGCTTGCTATCCTCCCCACCGATTGGCTTACCATCAGCGTCGGTTAGGACGACAAAGCCATCAACGTAGACAAAGTGGCCGATCGCAACCCGACCAGGGAACGAACCCCTCGGGCGCTGCAGCTCAATCGTGATATTTTGAACGTCGTTAGGCATATCCTATTCTCGGATAATCAATTTCTCGACGCCATTTATCGTTAAATGCTTTTGTCGTGGCGTAACGCAGCATAACGACGGCGTAACGCGTCGCGCTCATCAGGTCGTCATACTCGGGCACAATCTTCCCGTCCTGGCGATGATAGAGTCTGAACTCGCTAAACCAATCATGCAGATGGTCGAATACCTTGAACCGGCCACTCTCCATTCGCATGAGCATTTCCATGCAGCCGGCCTCGACCGAGACTGATCCGTCAGCAAAGGCTGCATGTTCTGGCAATAGGTCTAGCCCCTGGTCGCGGAATTGTTGCGCCAGAGGCACACCGGCATTTTCGAGCGTTCCACGTGCGCCGTCCCTGGGCCACGCGAACTTAAGAACACCCCAGCCGCGTAACGTAGCGGCGTGCTGAATGACGCTCGATTCCTTCAAGCGGTGACACCTGGTGACGTAAACCAGGTCAGCGTCACGGTCGTGTACGAGTTCGATTGCAGCGGTCGGATGTGTCCAGCCGAAGTCTACGCCCCCGATGCGGGCGAAATGGGCGGGGAAGGTTCGATGGGGGATGGCAATCTTTTCTTCGGCAACTGGGAAGACACGACCAGAGCCCAGAACTGGATTGCCTTTAACACGCGCTTCACGCTCGTGCGCCGGATAGCTGGCAATGATCTGATCCTTCTGTTCTTTGGTAAAGTGCTCGGCATCATCAATGGAGGCGATGATGACAGCGCGGTCGGGGTGCTTGGCAACTTTCATGTTTCACCCGTTAGGAATCGGCGCACCACTTCTGACCATCCTAGGATCGGAGTGAACGTCGTGTAGACAATGCCGCCGGTTTCGTTCGTTCTGGTCAGGGCTTCGAAGTACAAATCGCTAGGACTTTCCTCGTCCATCCACACGACCTCCAATCCAACGCCCTGCCACTTCTCACGGCCGGCTGCGTAGGATTTGAATTGCAAATCGCTGTTGCCGCCACTGACGTGCTTGATTGAAACGGAGTCGATAAGGTCGGCAATGCCCCGTGCTACGGAAACCTCGCCCAGCAAATGCTTTGGGATTAGACCAGTTCCCCAATCGGACTTTCGCATCGGGGGGCCAATCAGCTTCTCCTGCACGACATCTCTGACGCTTTCGCCAGTGACGCCAGCAGCCCAAGCGCGGATTGGCTTGTCAAATTTCCTGCCGTCCCACCAAGACGGATATAAACCCGTCAGGTGGAACGCCATCTCAGCGGCGCCGCACAGGGTTTTGCCGACGCGGTTAGCGGCCATGAATAGCCGCTCCCGCGCCGTCTTGCCCGCCGAGTGGAATTCAGCCTGCTTGGCGTATGGCTTGTAATAAGCCAGACGGTTCTCAGTGTGCCGTCGGCTTGTCTCCGCTTCCAACGCCTGAAGCAAACGCTCGTTGTTGTTCAATTCTTCGCCGCAACTCATCTCGAAGCTCATTCAGCTCCTCATCTGGAATCTGCATAATCTGCGTTTCCGTAATCTCGAACTCACGCGGGAGAAGCGCGGCCGTGACTTTAACGAACCCGCTTGGGTCTTCTTTAGCCATCACCTTAGGGCAAGGGCGCCGCTCTCTAACCATTCGGCGTGTAAATCACAAAGAAAGGCTTCAGAGATTTTTACGCGAGCCCTTAACTCGGCCGCCCGTCTTGGCGCGGCCAGGCAGAAATGGTTTGCCAATAGCCATGCGTTACCTCCGATAATCGTCTAATAGAATTACGTTCTCATGCAGCGTCCGAATCTCTTCCTCGAACGCTTCTTTTGTTTCTTGTGCGGCTTGCTCCTCGGCCCACTGAGCGGGATCGCCAAGGATGCCGCCCTGCAACGTCGCGATGACGGTGCGATCACGCCAAGCGACGCGCAAGCAGTCGTCGATATCATCTGGATCGAAGCCTAAGACTGGCAGCTTCATCGGATCACCTTGACATGCACTGGTCGCGATCGATCTGCTTCGCGTTCGGCTGCCGCCTCGTTATGCCGATCAAGCCTCTCGGTTAGATCGTTGACCGCATCGTAGAGTTCGGAGTGATCGGCATTCGAATGGTCCGGGGCCTTTTCGCCAGGTGGCCTCCGGCGCCACTCAAAAAGGATTTTGCTGACGGCCTGGAGTTTCTTCTGGAAGGGGTCGAGGCGTTTGAGCGTATCGGCGCTATTGACGAGCGGAATTAGAGTGCCACCGAGCAGAATGACGGCCTGGGTCAGCTTATCAATCGCTTCCCACTGAGCGTCCTCGCTCATTAGGATCTCACGCCGTCATCACCGTGACCGTCATCGCCTGAATCAATACCCTTGGCGCCTTTGAAGCGGTCCGTTAGGTCGCCGATATCGGTGCCACCATCGGGACGCTTCCTGCCATGATACGGGCCATAGAACTCGGCATCGGCTTTGGGATTGGCCGACTTCATGAACTTTTCTTCGCCGTCATTCCACGATCGACCGCCGCGCTTGAAGCCGGTCGAATCTTTTCCCGGCTTCGATGTGTCTTTCCATGTGGTCTTGAATGGGTAATTTCTTTCACCGAACGTCATTCGCTTGTTCCTCTTCTAAAAGTCTGACGGCAACACGACAGGGGCAATCATCCCCCCGTGTTAATTGTTGACGGATTTGGCCAACGAATAGAAATTGGCCGTCGCGGCTTGCTTTAACCTCGGCGACCTTGCTTTCGATAAATGCCCCGATCTCTGCGCGAATGCGAAGGATCTCAGAGGTAAGATCGGCCGGCGAATGGGCCGGCCTTTTCTTTGCAAATGCTGGCATTAGCGCCCGCCTGTACGGTCACGGCCGCCGCGGGAGTCGCGGTTCTTTTGTCCTGCCGCGCCGACATTCTTAGCCGCATAGCGGGGCTTGCCATCGGCCACGCCATAGTCCTTCGTCAACGGCCCACCGCCGCCAGTGAGCTTATTGCCCGAGCCCATGCCGTCGACATCATCGACCAAGCCGCCAAGGCCCTGATGCGGTGCATCGACATCGCCAGTCCAGCTTGGACGTGCAAACGCCTCTGTGTC